CATGGCGCAGCGGGACGAGTTGGCGGAGCGAGTCAAGACCGAACTCACGGCAATAGAGCGATGGGCGGGAGAGCAGAACGCGGGCAACGTTTTCGCGGAACAGGTGAGGTTCTGGGCGCGGAGCAAGCTGGCAGCCCTCGCCCGCCTGGATTCGGAGGGCGCAGAAGCGTGACCGTCCTCGAAGCCATCCGCCAGGACGGGGGCGAGCGAAACCGCCTGGAGCGGGCCGAGTCGCGCGTGATCCAGCTGATGCGAACGCTGACAGAGGCCCGTGTTTCCTACGGCGTGTCATCGACGGGATCCGGCGTGATCCTCATGCCGAGCCAATACCACGAGGGCTCGTACCAGGAGCTCGAGCGCAGGCTGGTCGAACTCAGAGAATCGGAGCGGCGGCGACTGTGGCACCATGCCTCGCTTCGCTACCGATGGGGTGTTGAGCGGACGATCGTCGCACCTGTCATCCGTCGCAAGAAGGGCCCGGAGTACCGACTGCCTCAATTCTGCGAACTCATCGCAGGGGGGCCGGCAGTCGGATCCAGGCAGGCCGTCGCACGCGTCTATCGCTGGTCGGAGGACGTCGACGAACAAGCAGCGGCTGAAGGGATCACGGCCCTGACCGAGCTGATGTTCGACGGCGAGTACGACCGCATCGTGCTGCCGATGATCGTGCTGCGGCGGGTGTTGGGGATACCTGAGCCAGAGCCGGTTGCGGTGTGAGGGGCGTGCCGTCCGATGCGGCGCCTACCGTTCAGCGGCGAGAGTCCAGTAGTGCGCGCTCGTGTCGCTGTGTGAACGGAAGGTAGGTGGACGCGATGGGTGGGTGCCTGGACGGTTGCGAGATGCGAGAGCGATACCGTGAGGCTGTGAGGGTGATGCGTACCCGCCCCGAGCTGGGACCGGAGCTGCTGTCGCTCATCGTCTGGCCTGGTGGTCCGCCAACTGCACAGAGAATTGAGCACGCCGTCCGAGCCCAGCGACAGGTGGAGGGGGGCGGGGGGGCGACGCAAAACGGGGCGGCGATTCCTGACCCGCCCAGTCACGCTTCTCCCCCCGTGGTCCTTTAGGCCGTTGTGGCCTGCGCGCGGTGTTATGCCTGTGGCCGCGAGTTGCCTATCAAGAGCTTCGCCCGTGACAGCGGCAAGAGGGTCGGTAGAAAGAGCATCTGCCGAGAGTGCGACAATGCTAAAAGCCGGCTCTTCTACCACGTGGGTGGCGGTCGGGATCTAGCGCGAGCGCGTTACGAAGCTCGTACGGGATACCAGCCGCGACTCTGCTCAGGATGTGGCGCGCGGCCACCGATCTCGCGCCGCCACTGGTACTGCCCGACCTGTCGCCTGCTCGCCTACAAAAGGACACGCAAGCTGACGCTGCTGAGAGAAGGGAAGCGTAAGCGGTTGAAATCGGCGCAGCGTGGTTATGGCAGGGTTCATCAGAATCTCCGGGCTCGTTTGAAGCCTGACGTCGATGCCGGCCTCGTCGACTGCGCCCGCTGCGGCGAACGGATCGAACCGGGCCAGCCGTGGGATCTCGGGCATCACGATTCCGACCGGATGCGCTACTCCGGGCCAGAGCACGCCGCCTGCAACCGCGCTACTTCTGGACGCAGGCGGGTCACGTCGAGACGGTGGTGAGCATGGGAACTGTCGCCGATGGAGTCGAGCAAGATCTCAAGGCGGTCGAGGATCCCCAGCTGCGTACGTCTGCGCTGGCCGAATCCGCGCGGGCGCTGGCGCGGCGGCTGGACGACCACGAGACCTCTGCGACCGCTGCTTCGCTGTGCGCGAAGGTGCTCCTCGAGACGCTCGACCGGCTGCGGCAGCTGGCACCGCCAAAGGCTGAGAAGGACGGTGTAGATGACCTTGCAAGTCGCCGCCAGGCCAGGGTCTCGAGGCGTTCAGCAACCAAGTCTTGAGCTGATCCCCGACTACGTCTCTTCCGCCGGCGCCGAGGCGGTCGAACTGGCTGCGATCGCCGGGCTCGATCTCGACCCCTGGCAGCAGTACGTGCTCGGCCATGCGCTCGGCGAGACGAAGGACGGCCGCTGGGCGGCATTCGAGGTCGGGATCGTCGTTCCCCGTCAGAACGGGAAGGGCGCGATCCTGGAGGCACGTGAGCTGGCCGGCCTCTTCCTGCTCGGCGAGCGCCTCCTGATCCACTCCGCGCATCAGTTCGACACCTCGCTCGAGCACTTCCGCCGTCTGGAGTCGCTGATCCAGAACACGCCCGAGTTGCATCGTCGCGTCAAGCCGAAGGGCTACAAGCACTCGCACGGCGAAGAGGGCATCGAACTCCGCTCCGGTCAGCGCATCCGCTTCCGCACGCGGACAAAGGGCGGTGGTCGAGGCTTCTCGGCCGACTTCGTCGGCTTCGACGAGGCGATGATCCTGCCCGAGGCGATGATGGGCGCCATCCTCCCAATCCTCTCGGCCCGGCCAAATCCGCAGGTCTGGTACACCGGCTCGGCCGTCGACCAGTACATCCACGACGACGGCGTCGTTCTCGCCCGCGTCCGTAAGCGCGGCCTGTCGGGCGACACGGACGGATCGCTTGCCTACTTCGAGTGGACGCTGGACGAGGCCGATACGCCTTCAGCGGTCGCAGACGACACGGCATCGGACGAAGATGTATGGGCGCGGACGAATCCGGGCCTCGGCATCCGCATCGACTCCGAGCACGTTGCGAATGAGCGCGAGGCTCTCGATCACCGGACGTTCGTCGTCGAGCGCCTGAATGTGGGCGACTGGCCAGATCCCGAGGTCGGTGGCTCGTCTGTCCTCGATCTGGCGGTCTGGGACGAGCTGCGCGACCCCGATTCGGCACCGCAGGATCCTGTCGCCTTCGCCTTTGACGTCATGCCCGACCGCTCCTCGGCCGCGATCGCCGCCGCCGGCAAACGCGACGACGGCCAGGCGCACGTCGAGATCGTCGATCGCCGCCGCGGCACGGGGTGGCTGACGGCTCGCCTCGTCGAGCTCGTCCGACGCCACGATGCCATCGGCGTCTGCTGCGACGGCGCCGGGCCCGCCGGATCGCTGATGCACGAGCTGCAGGAGGCGGGGATCGAAGTCACGGCTGTCACCGCCGCCGAGCACGCGAAGGCCTGCGGTCTGATCTTCGACGCCGTCGACCAGCGCGCGCTACGTCATCTCGGTTCCGACGAGCTGCGGGCTGCCATCAAGGGCGCTTCGCGCCGCCCGCTGGGCGATGCCTGGGCCTGGTCTCGCAAGCACTCGACCGTGGACATCTCGCCGCTCGTCGCCGCCACGCTCGCATTGTGGCTGTCGCAGACGGCTCCGAGCCAGGAGTTCCCGATGGCGGCGCTCGTATGAGCTCGATCTGCTTCATCACGCCGGCGCATGGCCGCCTGCCCGTGTCGCGCATCGTCTTCGAGCAGCGCCGGCGAGCGTGCGACCGGCTGATAAAGCATGGCCACGACGCAACGGCGGTCGTGGTGGCCTGCGACGAGAACCTCGAACTGGCCCGGCAACAAGGCTTCGAGATCCGGCACTTCCCGAACACCTATCTGGGTCGCAAGTGGAATGCCGGCTATGAGATCGGAGCGCGCGTGGTCGGCGCCGACTGGCTCATGCCCATCGGCTCTGACTCACTGCTCGACCCCGCGCTCGTCCTCAACTGGCTCAAAGAGCGGCGCAATCCGCGCCACATCCCGTACACGTCCCACTACGCCGTCGTCAGAAAGGACGGACGGGCGCGGCTGGACTGCGTGGTGACCAAGACGGGCGGCGGCGGCATGATGCTTCCCGCGGCCATGCTCGCGACCGTCGGCTACAGGCCGGTATCACCACTCAGACAGAAGGGCTGCGACGGCTCGACGCTCCGCGCGCTGGCTCCACATGGCCCGAAGCTCAAGGCATGGAACGTCCACCCGCTCGCCGTCGTCGCGCTCCAGTCCGAACAGCAGATCACGAGCTACGACAAGCTCGCCGCGCGCTGGGGAGTAGGAGAGGAGACCGAGACGCCGATCCAGGATCTCGAGCCCGTCTACGGGCCGGAGCTCGTGCGCGACGTGAAGCGGATGTACGCCGAGGCGTGACGCTCGCTGCCCGCGACGTAACGGCGATCATCGTCACCCGCGGCAACGTCGACCTGCGGCGGATCCTACGAACGCTTCCCTATGAGGACGTCGTCGTGTGGAACAACTCGAAGCGTGACGTCGATGCGAAGACCTACGGCCGCCATCTCGCGCTCGATGAGGCGAAGCATTCGATTGTCTACACGCAAGACGATGACATCATCTTCAACCGTCACCAGGAGTTGCTCGCAGCCTACGAGCCGGGCGTGCTCGCCGGCTCGATGGATGCTCGATGGAGCAAGACGGCTGCCCGACACGTACCAGGCGGCTACTCCGACCTGATCTTCCCTGGTGCCGGCTCGGTGTACGACGCGCGTGTGGCGCGCGACGCCATCGGGCGCTACCTCGACGTCTATCCCGACGACGACTTCTTTCGCCTCTGGTGCGACTGCGTGGTCGGCGTCCTGGCGCCGCACAAGAACGTCCACCTGCCGCACAGAGTCCTGCCCTGCGCCAGGGCGGCCTATCGCGTCTGCCGGCAGCCGAGAGCCCATGTGGACAAAGCAGAAGCGATCAGGCGCGCTCGCGAGATTCGAGATGGGACGGTGTGACGATGCTGGAGAAGGTTCGCGGCCGGCCTGTTCAGTACCCGCTCGACGTGCTCGACGGGGCGTCGTCGATGCTGCTGCTGTTCTGCTCCGGTTTCGGCGGCATCAACGATGGCTGGTGGGCGCGCGAGGCCGGTCTGCTCGACGTGACAGCCGTCGACATCGATGAGGGCTCGATGCGCCGCATGGAGGCCGAGTATCCCGACGAATGGCAGTTCCGCTGCGCCGACGCGTTCGTGTTCGCGAAGGACGCCGCCCGACTCGGTGCCCGATGGGATGTCGTCTCGGCCGACCTGCCCTCGAACCTACCCGTCGAGATGGTGAGCGCGCTACCGCTCTGGTACGCGATCGCCCGCAAGTACGTCGTCTCGACGCTTGTGCGGCACAACTTCCCCGGAGAGCCAGACTTCGACGAGCTGCCGCCGCCGGCTCAGGGCTGGCAGTACGAGCACCTGATCCAGCGATCGGACTACCGCGGCGGCGTCTGGTGGCTCGTGTCGGGCCGCGCGTGACTGCGCCGGACCGCGTATCGGTCGTGACGACCTGCTGGAACGAGGCGCGCTACCTGCCCGACGCCGTTCACTCGGTGGCATCGCAGATCGCTCCCGTGCGCGAGCACGTCATCGTGGACGACGGCTCTACGGATGAGTCTCTGTCGATCGCGCGACAGCTCGAGCAGGACTACGACCACGTCCGCGTCATCTCGATCACGAATCGCACGATGCCGAACGCTCGCAACGCCGGGCTGCTCGCCCTTCGGCCGTGCGACTACGTCGTCTTTTGCGACGCCGACGACTGGCTCGCGCCGACGTTCGTCGTCGAGACGCTTGCCTGTGCGCTCGAAGAGGACGCGGACTGCGTCGTTCCCGCGCTGAGGCGTCACGACCGCAGGGGTATTCACGAGCCAGTGCTGCCGACGATCATGCATCCGACGCTGACGCAGCTCTGGCAGGCGTGCAGCGCCTGGTCGTGTGGCCTCTTCCGCCGCGAGATGCTGTCCGAGATCGGCGGATTCCACGGGCTCATGTCGGGCGACTGCGACTGGGACTTCTGGGTCGACGTCACGAGCCGCGGCTACCGCATCGCCTACTGCGACGCGACGCACGTCAACTATCGCGTCCACGCCGAGTCGTACACACGCCGTCTCGCCGCCTCGGAGCGCGACCGCAACAAGATCGAGATGGCGAGACATTTCCGCGGGCGGCTACCGCTTGCCGTCGCCTAAGCTCGTCGCAGCTCTCTGCTGGTATCACGAGCCGGCCGACTTCCTCGAACGGCTCGTCCGGTCTCTGGCCGGCGTCGTCGACGAGCTCGTGGCCATGGATGGGCCGTGGGATCACTTCCCGCATCGCGGGTTCGCATCACCGGACGATCAGCTGGCTACGCTCGAACTGACAGCGGCCGACGTGGGACTGCCGCTCGTCATGCTCGGCGGCGAGCGGCTGTTCGAGTCGCAGGTGCGGAAGCGGTCAGAGCTATACGCATTCGTGGCCGAGCGCGGCGATGCCATGTTCATCGTCGACGGCGACGAGGAGATCGTCCATCACGACGGGCTGCGCGAAGGCCTCGCCTGCGACTTCCTGGTCGGCAGCGTGCCGATCAAGCGCATCTCACCGGGCCGGCGCGACCTCGACCGCTCCGCTCGGCGCATCTTCACGACGCGCTACGGGCTGAGCGTCACGGAGACGCATAACGGCATCGTCACCGATGACGGGCGCTGGCTCGCGGGGCCGCGACGCATACGCAAGGAGCCGACTCTCGACTGCTCGCAGCACGTTCGCATCCTGCACCGTCAGATGTCACGCGGAGAGATGCGGAACGCCTGGTCGCAGCGGTACTACTCGACACGTGCCCGACTCCGAATCGAGGTTCACTGAATGGGCATTCTGGACGTCTTTCGCCGGCAAGAGGTCGAGGAGCGGTCGACTATGCCGCTCTCAATGGATGAGTGGGTCAGCTTCTTCTCGTACAACAACCTCCAGTACCAGATCGGCTTGCAACAGACGATCCCCGGCCAGCAGGCCGAGGAGATCATCGGCTCGTTCTCTGGCCTCTCGAACGGCGCCTACAAGCGATCGGGCATCGTCTTCGCCTGCGAGCTCGTCCGCGTCATGCACTTCGCGGAAGCGCGGTTCTCCTACCGCCAGCGTCGCGGCGCACGCAAGTTGTTCGGCACGGAGGATCTGCGGCTGCTCGAGCAGCCCTGGCCGGGAGGCACGACGGCGGATCTGCTCTCGAAGATGCTCGTCCACGCCGATCTCGCTGGCAATGCGTTCGTCACGCGGCTTCCCGACCGGCTGAAGATCCTACGGCCCGACTGGATGACGATCGTGCTCGGCTCGCAGTCGAATCCCGAGGCCGGGCAGTGGGATCCCGACTCGGAACTACTCGGGTATCTCTACCATCCAGGCGGCTACCACTCGGGCCGAGATCCCGCCGTCTACATGCCGCAGGAGGTCGCGCACTTCGCGCCGATCCCCGACCCCGAGGCGGAATACCGCGGCATGTCCTGGCTCGCGCCGATCGTCAAGGACGTCATGGGCGATCAGGCGGCGATGCAGCACAAGCTCTCGTTCTTCGAGAAGGGCGCGACTCCGAACATGGTGATCGCCCTGCCGATCACCGATCCCGAAAAGTTCGAGAAGTGGATCGAGATCTTCGAGCAGAAGTACAGCGGGGCCACGAACGCCTACAAGACGATGTTCCTGGGCGGCGGCGCGAACGCGAACGTCGTCGGCGCGACCTTCGAGCAGATGTCGTTCAAGGAGACCGTCGGCGTGTCCGAGACGCGCATCGCGGCCGCGGCAGGCGTCCCGCCCGTGATCGTCGGCCTCTCGGAAGGCCTGCAGGGCTCGTCGCTCAACGCCGGCAACTACTCGACCGCCCGGCGCCGCTTCGCAGACGGCACCATGCGCCCGCTGTGGCGGAACGTCGCCGGATCGCTGGCTCGCATCATCCCCGTCCCGCCCGGCGCCGAGCTCTGGTACGACGCGCGCGACATCGCCTTCCTGCGTGAAGACGCCGAGGTCGAGGCGAAGATCGCGTCCACGCGAGCGCAGGCCATCCGCCAGTTGCTCGACGGTGGCTTCACGGCAGAGTCCGCGATCGCAGCCGTCACGACGGGCGACTTCGACGCACTCGAGCACACGGGCCTGCTGTCGGTGCAGCTCCAGGAACCGGGGGCACTCGACGAGGACACGAGCCCGAATGGTTCCGAACCCGTAGCGACACCCGCTTAGGAGGGTCATCCATGCCAGAGATCAACACGTCGCCGCCGCGCGACGGCCTCGTCCGCGCTCTGCAGCCGGGTATCGAGTTGCGAGACGCGGGCGACGGACAGATGCCGACGCTCGTCTCCAACTTCGCGGTCTTCAATCAGTTCACCGAGATCGATTCCTGGTTCGAGGGCCGCTTCATGGAGCGCATCGCGCCGGGAGCGTTCAAGAAGACGATCCGCGAGAACCGCGAGCAGATCAAGCCGCTGTTCCAGCACGGCGCCGACCCCCAGATCGGCTCGAAGCCGCTGGGCGCCGTTACCGATCTGCGCGAGGATGCAGCCGGCGCGGTCGGCGAAGTTCAACTCCTCGACACGTCGTACGTGCGAGAGTTGCTGCCGGGGCTCAAGGCAAACCTCTACGGCTCGTCCTTCCGCTTCCAGGTCATGCGGGAGGAGATCGCGGAGGAGCCGGGTGTCTCCGACGAGAACCCGCACGGCCTCCCCGAGCGCACGATCAAGGAGATCCGCCTGTTCGAGTTCGGCCCGGTGACGTTCCCGGCCTACCAGGGAACGAGCGCCGGCCTGCGCTCGTTGACGGACGAGCTGATCCTCGCCCGCGACCCCGAGCGTCTGCGGAAGTTGCTGGAGCAGAACGCGTCCGGTGTCGCCTTCCCGGTGGCACTTGGCAGAACCGAACCCGATCAGGTACAAGAACCCGAGAGTCAGGACGCACCGCCTGACCACGAAGACGCACCCGTCGACGACGGCGCCGCCTCCGAGCACCCCGCCGACGACGCGCCGCTCTCTGAAGGTGAGGCCGCCGCTTCCACGACATCGGAAGTACGCGACCAAAAGGAGAACGAGATGCCCGAAGAGGCACTCAAGACGAAGGCCGAAATCCTCGACCGCCAGGGCGTCGTCAAGTCCAGGCTCGAGGAGATCGCGAAGGAGCACGGCGCGGCCGTGCTTCCCGACGAGGTCGAGCGGGAGTTCACGGATCTCGCAGCCGAGGGCAAGGCGCTCCAGGCGCAGCTCGCAGCGTTCGAGAGTCGTGAGAAGCTCCTCGTCGAGCTCGGCGGCAACGGCGACGGGCCGAACGCGGAGACTGAGGTCTCGATGCAGGTCCGCACGAACCCGTCCGGCTCCAAGCTCCCGGACAACCTCTTCTCGCTCGACGAGTACCGGATGCACGCCCGCACGCCGGA